GAAGCGTGGGTTATTGACCATCGTGTAATACACGGCAATCCTGCTGAGGATGATGTGTGGCGTGATTTGGATGCTATGTTAAACATAGCGTATCACACCCAAAACGGCAGCACCTTAAAAGTAAAAACTGCCTTTGTCGATTCTGGCGGAACGCACACCCAAAGCGTCTACAACCACGTTTACCACCTCAAAAAATGCCACTGCATCAAGGGCGCTAGCCAGTATGGTCACAACATGCTGCACAAAAAAACCCGTGTCGACGTTTCGTGGCGCGGCGAAGCCGTTAAAGGTGGCGTTGATTTGTGGATTTTGGGAACGGATACCGCAAAAGATTACCTATCCGCACGCCTAAAAATCGAGTCCGGCGAAGGTCAAATCCACTTTCCAGCAGATTTGCCGGACCATTTTTACACCCAATTGACCGCCGAATACCGCACGGGCGGGCGTTGGATATGCCCCAAGGGTCAGCGTAACGAGGCGTGGGATATGTTGGTGTACGCCATGAGTGCAACCCATTACCTAGGGCTGCATCGCCTTCCTACTGACGGCTGGGCAAAGCTAGAGGCACAGTTGCAAGTCAATCAGTCCGGCTTGTTCGCACCCGCGCCACCGCCTGCGCCCGCATTGCCAACACCAACACCGGAAACAAAACCAGAAACCCCGCAAACGCCCGTGGATACCAATAAAGTAGCAAAACCCGCCCCAAGAATGCGGGTGGTGTGCAATAACGGTAACAACCGCTGGACGTAAAAAAGCCCGCTAATTGAAGATGGCACAATCCGATCATGACTACACCCCTACCCTACTCCCCACCAACACGCGCCTACGCGGGCGATACCATTCAATGGCAGCGGCTTAACGGCTCTTACTACCCCGCCGCTGGCTGGTCAATTGAGGTGACGCTGCGCAATGCGGGCGCGGTTCACACGTTTCAATCCGCTCCCGCCGGATTAGCCCACGTCCTGACCATCACCCCCGCCGAATCCGCCCTGCTCGAGGCGGGTAATTGGTCATTGCTGGAGACGTACACAAACGGCATTGACCGATTCACTGGCGCTCAAAATACCATCCAAATCCTCCCCAACCTCACACTACCTGCCGACAATCGCACCCATGCCCGCAAGGTATTGGACGCAATTGAGGCGGTTATCCTTGGAACGGCATCAAGCTCCACATCCGAGATGACTATTGCCGGACGCACCCTCAAAACCATTCAGCCAAAGGAGCTGCTAGACCTGCGTGACCACTACAAACAAGAAGTGCTGCAAGAGGAGCGTGCGGCGGGGCAAGGCAAAAGCACGCGCGTTTATGTAAGATTCAAGTAATTGTTTCACATGAAACATTTTCAATCCTATGATTAAAAACGCCATTAACACGGTCACCCGCCTCTTTGGGCGAACCAAGAACACGGTCACCCGCCGCTTTTCAGGGGCGCGGTTTGCCAACTCGTCCGCCCTGCTGTCGTCAATTGAGGCGATCAACCGCGACCTGCTTAACAACCTAGATGCCCTACGTTCGCGGAGCCGCAACGCCCGCAAAAACGACCCCTACGCCACCAAATACGCGATCAACTCTGGCATCAATATCATCGGGCCCAACGGCATCCGCCTCCAAAGTCAGGTGGTAGAGTTTGACGCGGTGGCGAATAAATACGTCCCCGATACCGTCGCGCGTAAGGCAATTGAGGCGGCTTGGGCAAATTGGTGCAGTCAGTGCGACGTGACAGGTCGGCAAGATTTGCGTGCCATGCTCACATCCACCTGCGAGAGCATGACAACGGACGGCGAATACCTTGTGCGCATTGTTCGTGGGCGCGGCTACGGCGGGCAACACCGTATCGCGCTGCAACGGATTGACGTTGACCGACTGGATACGCGCCACAACGTCGCGCTTGATAACGGCAACCGCGTGGTCATGGGTGTGGAACTGGATGCTTTTGGCGTGCCAGTGGCTTACCACCTGTTTACCGCCCACCCCGCAGACTACGGCGCACCGCGCGTGCGCACCCGCGTTCCAGCCAACGAGATCATTCATGGTTTTTTGGTTTGGGAAGCTGACCAAGTGCGGGGCATCCCGTGGCTTCACAGTGCGTTGATTGGGCTTTACCACCTAAACGAGTACGCCATATCCGCCCTGTTGAATGCAAGGCACGGGGCAGACCACTACGGTTTTTTTACGACCAAGGATGGTCAAAATCCGCTATCCGCAGAGCTTGGTGACGATGGTGAACCGCTCGTAATCAACCAGCCCGGAACGTATGATGCACTACCCCACGGAACCGAGTTTGTCCAAAATAATTCGCGTTACCCAGAGGTGGCTTTTGGTGCGTTTGTCAAAACTACATTGCAGCGCATTGCCACGGGCTTGGGGACGCAATACCACTCTATTTCTGGCGACCTTGAGGGCGTTAATTTTTCCAGCATCCGGGCGGGGCTAATTGAAGAGCGGGATATGTGGGACACGCGCCGCGCGTGGCTATGCTCGTCGCTTTTGGAGCGCGTCTTTTCCGATTGGTTGGAATCATCCCTGCTGTCCGGTGCAATTACTCTCCCTAACGGCAACGCATTGCCCCCCTACAAACTCGACCGATTCACCGCGCATTCGTGGTCGGGTCGCGGGTGGGCGTGGGTCAATCCGTTGCAAGATGTGCAAGCCAATATCGAGGCCGTCCGCGCGGGATTTACCAGCCCACAAACCATCGCCGCGCAAAATGGCGGGGATTATGCGGATAACATCGCAGACATTGCCGATGCCGCCGCCATTGCCGCAGCAGCAGGCGTTAACCTAGCGGCGTATGATTCGCACCCGGGGGCAACCAGCCAAATTCAACCATCCACTCCACCCGACGAAGGAGATACACCAGTACCATGACCGACACCAAAACCCAGATTCAACGTCACGCAACCATCCAGCGTGCCGCGATTGATGAAACCGCCCGCACGGTATCCGTGTTAATTGCCACGCCCACACCCGTCCCCACCATGCGGTGGATTGATGGGAGTGGATACATCCAATGCAACGAAGTTCTGCAATGCACCCCAGAAGCGATTGATGCCACGCGGCTGGATGGTGGCATCTCGGTGTTGATGGATCATTGTTGGGACGATGTTGTGGGTGTTACCACGTCCCACACCATTGACCCCGACGGCATCCGCGCCGTAATCCGATTTACGCGCGACCCCGCCAGTGAACCCATTTGGCAGGACATTGTGGACGGCATCCGCCGTCACGTCAGCGTAGGAGCTGACATCATCGCCCAGTCCTACGACCTTGCAACCAACACCAACACCATCACCCGTTGGCAACCGTATGAGGTCAGCTTCGTCGCTGTTCCGGCCGATGCCAATTCAGGCGTTGGACGTTCCAAACAACCCCTTCAATCCACTCCCCAGCACCCACAAACCACTATGACTACACCCACAAACCACGACCAAGAAATTGCCCGTATTGCCCAATTGTTGGGCGACCCCGAAGAGGGTTTGCGTGCCATCCAAGACCAATGCACAACGCAGCAATTTAACGAGCGGATGATTGCCAAACGCTCCAAATCGCCCCTGCCGTCGGGCGACATTGGCATGACCGGCAACGAGGTGCAACGTTACAAACTGTCCAATGTGCTGCGTCACCTGTCGGGTGATACCAACGTCAATATCGATTTTGAGCGTGATGTAACAAACCAATGCAAACGCTCCTTGCAACGCCCCGGAAGTTTTTACATCCCACCCGAAGTGCAGCGCACGTTCACCCAGCGCTCGTTTGACCCATCGTCCGGCGCTGGTTTGATTCAGCAAAACACCCTCTACGACCAGCATATTCCGTTTGCCAGACCCCAGTACATCATGGATACCCTCGGAATCACGATGCTGTCGGGCTTATCGGGGCGCGTAATCATCCCGAAAACCACCACCAGCGGTCAGGTGTACTGGATTGTCGGTACATCCAGCAGCTCGGAATCATCCCCTACAGTTGACCAAGTGGAGTTTTTGCAAAAGCAATGCGGTGCTTATGTCGATGTGACGCGCTCGTTGATGCAACAATCCGGTGGCACAGCTGAGATGTTTGCGGTCGACGAACTGCAACGGGCGATGATGTCCGGCATCCAAAACGCCATCATCAACGGCACGGGATTGAATGGTCAGCCAACTGGGATTTTGACCGCCATCACGCCCACCATTGACGGTGGCGCGAACGGTGTAGCACCGACCTACAACCACTTGATTGACCTTGAGGGCGCTGTACAAGATGCCAATGCAGGGGACGGTTTTGGCGGGTATCTCATGAGCAAACGCGCCAAGCAGTTCCTGAAAAAGACTTTTGAAGCTCCCGACAAAAACACCGCCGATCGCCTTTGGAACCGCGATAGCGCAACGCCTGTCAACGGTTACGCGGGGTTCGCAAGCACCGATGTACCCATTACAGCGCATAGCTCCAACTGGCTCACGCCTATCATCCATTGCGGTGATTGGAGTAGCTTGGTAGTTGGTTCGTGGGGCGGCATGGAGGTTGCGATGGATACCTCGACCAACAGCAATACTGGCGCAACCCGCATCGTTGTTTTGCAAGATGTTGGTATCGCATACCGCAACACCGACAGCTTCGCGGTTTTCAAAAACGCCCTCGTTTAGAGCATGACCCAAGACGATTTCAACGCCGCTTTTTTGGATTCCGTGCTCGCCGTCAACGTAGAGATTGACGGCGTACCGAACCGCGCTATCGTGAGCGCGGGATACGAAAATCCAACGCTGGACGGGCAAGGGGATGCTGGCAGCTCCCCCACCGCTATCGTGCGGGCGGATGCTATCAGCCCTGATGCCATCTACGGCGTAACATTCACGGTGCTGTCTGGCTCGTTGGCTGGGCAGTACACCATCCAATCACAAATACCAGATAGCGCAGGCTGTCGTACCCTAACCCTTTGGAGAAAATAAATGGCAAAAATTACA